AGTCCGGGGCTATAGAAATTCTGCCCAAGGTTGTATGCTTGAGTGCCAAGTGAGGACGCTTGACTAAGCAATCCAGACTGACGGGCTAGGCGTTGGTTTTCGATGTCTTGTGATAGCCCTGCAAGACCCATAGCACCTTGTTGCGCGATACCACCATATTGTGCGGCCTCGGCTCGGCGTTGAGCAAGGGCTTGCTCCCTGTTCATTACCTCTGCGGAAATTGCTGCATTGCCACCAATCCGTCCAGATGCTGCTGCGGCTTCTCTGGCTGCCTGCTGTGATGAGCGGAGTTGCTCTGGAGACAGGCGACCAGACCTTCCATATGCTTCTTGCGCTGCTTGAGTCTGAAGCGCAGACAAGCCGCCATATTGCTCCATTGCTTTTTTGGCAATCGGTGTAGCAGCATCTTGATACCCAGCCTGCATCTCACGGGCGCGTTGAGCAAGTCCACTTGCCGCCTGAACCTCACGGGCTTGTTCTGGGGAAAGCGATTGGAGCAGCCCACGAACTGTTCCTACATTGCGACCCATGCTGGCTAACTCAAGAGAGCGAGCAAGATCAATCTGCTCTTGATTAAGGCGAGTGAACTGAGGACGGTACTGCTGTTCAAACGCCAGAATGCTCGGTAGCGATTGCTGATAGGCAGTCAATCCAGCACGAATGTCAGCTGCGTAATCAACCTTTGGTGGGGCTACTGCTTTTGGTTTTTTTCCCATATGCGTGTTATTTAAGTTTGTTGTAAAATTCGTGCATGTCGTAGCACCTTAACCTATGGGAGTTCTTGAAGTCCCGCTGAAATGAAATGTATTGGAAGTCGTCCACAAACTTGCGTAGTGCCTTTTCCATGTTTCCCGTGCAGATTGTGACAAACAATGTGTCAGAATGTTCAAACAAGCAGGGTGTTTCTGGTGACTCAGAATCAGAGAAGTAGCACATGGAGAAAGAATCGTGATCACAAACAACAATGCCATGACACAAGTGCCATGTGAGAAGTTGTTGGAAATCAATATTATTTTCTTCATAAAGTGCTATCGTTGATTCTAGTGGGGTCATGCGGAGCGGATAAGTGCAACCGACATAAACGATCTATTTATTGGTTTTGTTACACCAGACACATGGTATACTTTTACTGTTAAGTAATCTCCTGATGTCATTTGCACAATTGTTGATAAATTACTAATATATGTATTAACTGGGGCAACAGAACCAACTGTATGTTGTACATCGTTTTTGTGAAGCCTGCAAACCAAATCGGTTGCGCCAACATTACATTCAACATCTGCTGATACAGAATAATATCCGTTAATTGGAGCTACAAATTTATAATTTGATGTATCGAAGTCAGATCCGGTGTCAAAATCAATCGCATTAAGTGGAACAAGTGTTAAAGTCGCATTTGCTACATTGAATGCTGTTGTTCTTTTAGCATATACACACGGGCCATTCCCAGCCACATTTGCACCCAGCTTGGCTTGGGTGACGCTGGCATCAGCAATCTTTGCAGTGGTTACATTAGAGTCTGCAATAGCAGCGGTAACAACGGAATTAGACGCAAGCTCATTAGAGGTAATGCCACCAGAATTTACGGCGAGTTTTCCCGGAGACACCACTTGCAAGGTAGTTCCTTGAATTGCATCGCTGGTAAATGTCGTATCATCAATGATGTTATTCATCTTAGCACTGGTAATTGTGTCAGTGCTTGTAAATGTGTAGGTTGTATTTACAACGCCCATATTATTTTTGTGATAGAATTTGTCTATTAGTGATGGAACCCGCCACTTGAATAGAGTGGATCTTAGGTGAACCGATAGTCCTTGTCAATGTGATAGTCCCAGTATAGCCACGCTGTCCACCAAGTCTGCATCGGATGCTTGCGGTTTCGGCCTCACCAGCGGTGCTAGGTGATAGGATCTGCCCACCAAGGAATGTGGTGGTAGTTCCAATGCTTTCTCCTGAGTCTGGGTCTTCGGTGGCAAACGCAATGTCATACTCGCCAGTTTCCCCAGCCAAGTTCTGCATTTGAACTTGGGCATCAGTAAACCTCTTGCGCTCAAGGGTCTTAAAGTCGTATCCACGGCTAGTCACATACGAGTTGATTGTTGGAGTAACTACGCCTGTATCTTCATTCGTAACGCTCAAACGGTCTACTGAGGAGTCGGCAGCGTCAATCTGGTGCAATCCACCATTGGCGCTAACGACATACAGGTTATTCCGCACCCCAGCACTTGCCGTAATAAAGTTCTTGATCAAAAACCTAGAATCTCCATAGGTATCCAGCGATTCCCACCCCTTGTTCAAGAAGTTGTAGATCAGAACTGCGTTATTTCCACGGGCATCATTACCTCCAGCCACAGAATCTAGCGGGACTGCGATGTAATAGCGGTTGTTAAAGTAAACTGCTACCGATTTGTCAGCAAGGTTCTTGTTGATGCGGTCGATATACGGCTGGATATTCTTGGAAAGTGGTTCCTCCGTGCCGCGAAGGTTGTAATCGTTGAGGAAGGTAAGACCGTAAATGCCCTCGTCGGCCAAGAATAGCATGTTGTTAGCCTGCATGACCACCGTCTTGCGAGCCAAGCACCCAACCTCACCAGTAAGTTCCTTGACCACGGTGTCAGACAGGCTTCCTTGGGTCTGGGCCACAAGGTGGATGCTATTACGGTTCAATACCACTAAAGCATCGTCATAAAACCCGTGCATCGCAACCACATAATCAGCAGTACCACCAGTAATACGGAACTGATTCTCGATTTGGTCAAAGGTCGTAGTGTCCAGCAGGTCGGAAACCGCGATCTCGTCGGAAATCTTCCTGCTAGTGTAGACTGGTGCGCTAAAAGTGCCAGATTGGGAGTAGTAGAACGGAACGAACAACCTGCGCTGGAAGTAGGTAGCCCAAGGCGCACCCGGCTGATGCATAAACCCACCGCCCACGGAGAACCTACCACCAAACTCGAATATATCAGATGCAGAGGTATTGTAGTCCCCGATAGGGGCATACCATTGAATAAGCGTGGTGGTAGCATTTACCACTTGGTAGGAATTACCAAGCATGGCTTGAAAATCAGCGGTAGCTGTTGAGTAAACGATAATTACATCACCAGCAAGAATTGTCGTATTCCCGACAACTGTGGCAGAAACAAGTCCACTAACTACATCTACATCCTTGGCTTGGATGTTGAAAACCTGTGGCTGGGTGTAAGCACCACCGGGGGACAGGGTAAATCCATCAGTCATGGTGGCTACCGTGGTTACAAATGTGGTGCTAGTAGAAATCCCAGATGCCACAAAGGTAAATGAGTCCTGATCGACGATTGTTGCGACCGTGAATGTTCCATTAGGAGGAGTGCCACTAGTAAGCCCAGCGATAACCACGGATGACCCAGCCGTAAGTCCGTGTTCACGCACTCTCATTGTCACCACGGTATTTGGACTAGCGGTCGCGTTGGATGACGCAGAAAGAATAGCCCTTCCATTAGGATACCACTCAAGAGCTTGTTGCCCATCCCGCATGATCATCACCTTGTCGAAGCACTGCAACATATCGCAGTTACTCCCAACGGTGGCTCCCACAGGATACGGAATAGTCGTTGCCGTGTAGGGTGTCGTAGAAAGGTCGATCTTCTTCGCCAGAGTCTCCAGCGCAACAATGATGTATTCCTTGTTAGATTCGTTAGGGTCAGAGAACATGCAGGATGCCAACACATCGCTGGCGGCGGCATCGTTAATGTCGATCTGTGTAATCCTTGGAGTCGCTCCTAGTGCCACGGCAGTCACGCCAGTAACAGGAAAGGTCAATGTGTCCACGGTAGCAGCAGTCACAGCTTTAACCCCATTGTTGTTCGTGCCCGTAAAGGTAATGCCGCTAACCGTAAGGTTGCCAGCCTCCCCAATAGTCAAACCATGTCCAGCCACGGTGATAGTTACCACATCAGCGGAATACGACACAGCGGTAATCGCTAAGTAGAATGGGCTTGGAAGGATGTGGAACGGAAGGTTCAACGGAGTGCCTCCAGTAGTCAGCACAGGGCTAACAGACACCACGCTCTTGCGCGGCCTCCAGAAACCCTCCATGCGCCCATTAAGGCTCTCCCTTACCTCACCCGCCTCCAACTGGTTAAGCTGCAATCTCTGGTTTACACCAAAGAATCCACGATCACCATCGGCGGCAATCGAGTCGTCTAACCCACCAGTGGATCGGAACTGCGACATTAGGCGCGGTAACCAATAACAACACCAGATGTCACGGTAAAGCTGTTGATTGTACCACCAAGGCCGAACCCAGCAGGGATCGTAATGGTGATCAACTTGGAACCAGAATCCGTAAGGTTAGGCGCAGAGATTGCACTCAACACCGTGTCGTTCACAAACTGAACCCAACGGAACGGGCCTACAGCACTGCCACCAGCGTTGTACACTTGTCCACCGCCTTGACCCTGAAGATCGTATGAATCGCCTCTAGGCATAATATAAATAAGTTTCTAAGCGCAAGTCCATCTCGCGCTCACACAACCAATTACCACAATCCCACACATAATGTCAACCATAAACACAAATGTTACCTATCTAGCACATTTAAGCACAATACACTAGACCTATCCCCAAATAACCCCGAACGGGAACTGCCCCACTAACAACGAATCACACCAACAATCTCCAATAGTAGGTAACTGCCCCCTTTGCAAAATTTTAAATCTGGCGGGTCATGGATAGGAATTGTTACAAGTTGTAAAGTCGCGATCCCCTCCCCCCGTCATACCTTAGCGTGGCACTAATGATTTGTCCTGGTGTTCATGCGAACATGTTCATGCGTGCAATGCCGGCAATGTAAACGGTCGTTTGAATCGTGAGCTTGAATCACGCGCTGGGCTGGAGAGTGTGCCTTGCCTTGCTCCGTGGAACATTCCGTGGAACATTTGTAGCTGTGCCAATGGCCGTCGACTTGTGTTTCACGCTAACCTTGTGGAACATTGCCTTGATGTACGCTATGGGTTGA